GCACGAACGGGTTAGGAAATATCTATACTTGGGTACATTATAAAAGCTTTGGGGTGTCACGACTTAACGATCCCACCTTTAACTACTAAACCTTTCTTCAAGGGAGTATAGTGTTATCCCCCGCGCATGCGGAGTCTTTTGCTCTTTTGGGGTAGAGCTACCCACACATATTCAGCTGTGCCACTGACAAATAGTAACGTCATTTGATTAACGTCCCGTAAGTTACGGGAAAAATGCATTCTGTCCGATGTTGACATTACCGGATGGAAGGGTAACAGTACCCGTTCCGAAGGATGCTTTGCTGACACCGTCAGCGTAAGATGGCCATATAGGAGAATATCCATGTAAGCGCAAATCATCGCCGAAGGCTTGGTAAACACGTATATCATATAATTGACCCGTGTTGTTACCAGGTGAAATGATGACCAAACGGCCATTAAATTGAGGTACGCTTGCAGGGAAACCGCCTGTGTTGATAGACTGGGTTGTGGGAAGAATATTATAATTCGTTGCAAAAGGTACACTGATGTCTGCTACAATTTGGTTTTTAGCCTGTTGGTAGATGACCTCAACTGCAGATGAGTTAATAACAGTGTCCGGTTTGTACAAATAAGTATTTGTCGCATATCCAGTTGTCTGTCCAGAACCTGTTTTCCCGATAACGCTTTGTGCTGGAGCTAAAGCCATAAAATCGAAATTAGTGGTATTAGCTGTTCCAGCAGCTGGGGGAATTGTTCCTGTGAAGGGAGGGACGGTTTGGGTTATAGCGTTGTAAACACTTGGAACGTAACCAACCTGAATGGGATTCGGAGGATCAACGGAACCTGAATTGGCATTGCCATAGTTACCGCTGATGATGATGCGGTATTTTACATGACCGCTCCATCCTGCGAATACATTACAGATTGGATGCATTGGTGTTACATAAAAGCTAGTAGCTTGATAAAAAGGAAAAGTATTTCCACTATTGTGGTAATCTGACCCTAAACTGGGCATAGCTTGGAAAACGCTAGTAGTATAACCTGGGAAAGATTGGATCGGGACGTAATAATGTCGTCTACCCAATTCCGTTATATCTCCAATTAAGTACTCATATTTAGACCCGACTTTCAAACGACATGGTGTCATTTTCCTGTCAGCTCCAGGTTGGGTAATAGCAACATCATCAGGATTATCATCATCCCCAGCTTTTCTCTCAACGTTAATGACGGTGGTCTCAGAAACAACTGTAGAAGGTCCATTCGAAATGGAACCCGAATTTTCAGATGTTTCCATAGGTCCTTGTCCTACCAGCTGAGTTAGCTGGGAAGAATTCATCAGACTCACGAAAACATCAGATCTAGGTTCATACACTTCGACATTGTCAAACCGAATAAAGGAATGAAGATCGACAGAACTGGCAACAACAGAACTTGAAACTAGCAAAGGAGTAGATGTAAAGATAGAAAAAGATCCCAATCTATAATCGTCCGAGAACTCAGTTGACTCTCCGTCATAAGTTTTCAGATATTCCGTAGCACAATTCCAAGGGATTCTAACGCTAGCCCATTGAGTATCTTGTGTAAACTCAATAATCTCTTGAGGGAAACCGTTATAGTCCAGACTTGCTAAGGGACCATGATAACCATACGCTATGACGAGTTGAAGACGAATAGCATGAAACACTGTTTTAGAACAGAAGAATTCCAATACTATATCTCCTCTCCATCGCATAAACTGATTTAGAATAGCGACGTTCATAGGTACGTTGTTTTGTGCAGCCAAGTTTGGTTCTTTCTGAATGGAGTTCAAATTGAACTGAACTATTTCAGTGTCAGCTGCTGTGGAAGAAGGTATGTTAGTAAATCCAAGATAGCCACGCTTATTAAGCAGCATAGCCAAGGACGTTTCATCAGTGAAACGGAGTGAATCTCCTTCTCTACTTAGTTCTTCCTGGCACATCTGGAGAGATGTGGTTGGTTCCACGCCTACAGCTTTAGACATGGCCGAGTATTGTCGGTACGTCGGTATCGAGCCACCGGACAGGGGAGGATTGTCCATAGGTAAGGCAAGATTTTGGTCGAGTGTTTGGGTAGTAGACATACTTGTCTGATTTGGCATATTTCCCGCCACATTTCCTACCGTATAATTGCTGTTTATACTCGAATACGTTGCTCCTTGTCCCGTCGCCGTGCGAGGTCGCGGGATCTTAAAATCAGTTTTGAACCTAGTGTAAATGGTGACAGTTGCACTACTAGGTGCACTTAGGACAGTCAAAGGCGAGAAAACCCCGATATTGAGAGTGCCCATAGATGCATTTTCAGAACTGTTGAATCCTCTCGCATTATTGAGAAATGTTCTCCAATAGCGAAAAGGAATTCGTAAAGAACGTGTTGTATTATTGTTTGGGATCAAGAAGATGTGATCCATAGTCGGCCAATGATATATTGAAGGTGCGCCCGCTGAAGCTATCTGAGTAGCCGTAACAAGTGGCTGAAACCAAGCCACCAAAGCTCCCTGCATAACGGGGGTACCTGTAACTCTAATCATAACTTCGACTTCCGGTTGACAGAAGAGGTAGTTCATAAAGCCAATATTCTGAATAACTTCTGTATTGCCTAGCGTTATCAGATCAAAGGGCACATTATAGGTAGCCAATACCGTACCTGCTGTGCTAGAGGTAGACCAAGCAAAATCCGTTCTTCTTACGTAAGATTCTGTGCCATAATCAAAATTGGCAGTCTCAGCGGAACAAGATTTCATAGCCAGATGACTAGCTAGATTACCAGATTCTGCACTAGGGGTCGCTTCTTCGGCTGTTAACACTTGTGTTAAACCGGTATTAAATTGCGTTTTAGCATTGACCTTTATTGGTCCTTGTCCCCTAAGAACGAAATCTTCTCCCGATTCCGCGGTTCGTTTCGTAACTGTATGGTGTAGTACCGAGTAATTAGTCTCTAAGTTCCACTCTCTTCCGGCTGCTAAATATGCAGCTTTCAATTGAGCGGTGTACTTATTGAAATATTCTCGGTCCCACTGACTTGCACACTCAATCATCTGCTGGATTTTTTGGTCCAACGTCAGATTACTATCTCGGGTCCACATTGGAGTGGATTCAAGTGTGCTTTTTCTTAGAGCACCAGTCCATACATTACGATAGTTTTGTCTAGGTATTGCGCCTAGGAAGGTAGTTTCGGCGAAACTTGAATACTCATCCTTGAGTTCTTCATTCTTGAATGCCGAAGTATACTCCTGTCCAATCTCTTTCATATAAACGGAAATTTCTAATGGGGTCATGTCGTAGCCTTTAGCTACATTATAGATATGATCATCTCCCAAAAAGATAGCCGCGACTATTTCCCAAAAGGGTTTCGTCGGGTACTTACGTTTGAAACAGTACATAATATATCCTAAATCGACAATATTGTTGCTGGGCGTTGTCAGCCAACAACCGCTTTTATTCGCGGTTACAACATATGCCATCAGGTCTTTGTACTGGATTGGAGCTCTCGCTTCGTGTTCATAAAGGTAGTTCACTGCTTTCTGAGTGATTCCGGGAATGCTGTCGATCGCTAAACGCCCAAAAATGCTATATGCCATTTTTGAGAATTGTTCTGCGTAGTTTATATCGAAAGACTTATAATCTCCAGCGACCATGCGATCAGGTCCTGCCTTCGTGAGGTGTTGGTAGAAGATCTCCATATCTTCTGAATATTGATTGAAACCGGTAGCGAATCCGGTACAATCAAACGAATGTGATAGCGCTACTGAAACAGCGCCAAAAAGCATTCTAAAAGCCACTAGGCTAATAAGGTCGTTTGCGAACGTTGCTCTAGTTCTCACGTCTTCAATTTTGCTCTCTTTTACGAGTTCATCCTTGAAATACATGAGGAACCGATGTTCCAATTCTTCCCCCTTATAACCTTGAATAACTTCGACTCGTTCCAATACGAGTCCTTTGAAGTATTCTGTGAACCGGAGTTCCCCATCCTCATCAAACCACACGTAATCAGTTTTACCCTTCTTGTGTGCGAATAAGACTAGGGGATAACCCGGGCTCGTCTTAGTGGTTATTGAATTCAAGTATTTTGGTACGCCTGCGCACCCTTCCTCGAACGTCAACATTCTTTTACCAACTGGCCATTTTAATTCTTGGCTGAATTTATCGTATATTTCTTCTTCAATCTCATCAATGATCTTCTGGTCCGCATGGACCTGAGGTTTATTACAGAGAGTATTGAAGAAAACTTGTGCAGGGTCGACACCCTTGGCGCGTGGGTCCTTCTCAGACATAATGGAAGGTTGCTTTTCCACGGGCCATGGTAAAAACTCTGAAATTTCAGAGGGTTCCAACTTAGTGGAGGTTGGAACTTTAACACGTTGATTCGGAGGCACAATCCCCGTTTTAATCAAGTTGGGTCCTTCGCAACTAGGACCTTGAGCACACACGGTAGCTTCTTCCATCAGATCAATTAAGATCTCTCGCGGGACGAAAGCGCATAAACCGTGTGGTGACGAGGATGTGGATCCTGTTCCCGCCACATGGATACCAGCTATACGATTAATCGAGTCTCCCGATCTAATCATTACTGGCGTTCCACAGTCACCCAATTCAGTGACTCCATCATATTTTCCAGCGACTTCGAGTTGAACCCGATGGTCGCCGCCGCATATGTACGGTGCTTGCAGCCTCTTAATGAGTCTGCTATGTAATTTACCCGTGCCGATATCTAACTGTACAGTACAGTTCGACAACTGGTCAATTTCATCTTCAGAAAGGAAATGCTTGGTAATATCCTTATATTCTGGTAGCTGACGGTTTGCGGTAAAGTCGATGACTGCTAAATCACCTTCTTCATACAGCCAAACATTGTCTTCACACACTTCAGTCATGTGTATGAGACCATTGACTTCGATCCCCCATTGTCCATAGGGGGCATCATGTATACCGTGAGCATAGGTCAAAAAGAAGCGCTTCCCAATGGGAATTACTTTTTGCACTAGACCATTGTGGTGCATATCTAGAACCTGAATCGCTGGAGCCTGTCCTTTCGCGATTTTAGCCTTAACAAACTTCCCTCTACCTCTCGGTCTTTTGGTCGTTTTATTCGTTCTAGTAGACTGTCCATATGTAACTTCTTCATTCTTTCCAGTGAATAAAGAAATTGTCCCTGCGATTACCGTTATCATTGCTGCTATAGAGCAACCAACCGTAACTGCAGAGAACTGCGATGGACCCTGTCCTTCTGGTTCTTCTTCCAGAATAACAGTATTGAGTTCTTCATCTCTCACTTCAGCTTCAGCTTGAGCGAAATACTCGGGGGTGATGTTTGTTTTCTG